ATAGGACGCAAGTTCGCAACTGAAACATACTCAGGATCAATTAGCCAAGTATCTCTAGCTCTTTGGAACCTGTTTGGAACTACGTTTAAAGTTCCAAAATCTGACATATAGACATCTGCTGTACCGATAATAGTAGTCGGCGAATCAGAAGGAGCCATATACCTTTGAGCTGCAATACCAGCAAAGCCAGAAACTGTGCCTTTATTAAAAGCTCCAACCATAAGCATAGATGGTTTTCCGCCATTAGCGTAAGCGGATTGCATAACAGCTTTCACCATTGGCTCAGTCATAGCTCTCTGAGTACCGTCAGTTCTAGCTGCCGTTCCGTTTGCTCCGACTGGATTTGCTCCATTTACTCCACCGCCTGTTGATAAAGAAACATTCGCAGCAACCCAGGCACCTAGACCAGCAGTTTGCCGTGGTGTGTTTGGTGCTCCACCAATAGCAGCAGCGTTGTTAAGAAGCAAAACCGATTCTATATCGCGTTTAAGCTCCCGGCCTCTGTGTGCTAATTGATAACTTAGCTCATTCGCCCGGCCCGCCTTGTCTTGGAACTCTAAGTTGTCAGCCACGATGACTGTACGTCTAAGAATCTGCGAGTAATTTCCAATACGAGTTGTGGCTGGAGTAGCGTCAAAAGTCGTTACGTCATCGCCGTCAATTCTCGCTGTGGTTACTACTGCACCAAGTGCATCAGTTTGCCAATCGAAACGTGTATTTGATACCTTTGTGCTGCCAATATTTGACATAAATGGGGTATCCTCTGGAGAAATCATAGCAATAGTATTCGCTAGACTCTCCCTAATTCCAGCCGCGTTAAACGACGTGAATGTATTTGCAATTATAGCCATTTTTTATTCCTTTATAATTTTAAGTTTTTAATCATTTCAGCCGCGTCTGAAACACGACCGCTTTGCTGTAAACGCTGTTGCGCTCGTTTTAACTCAGTTTTAGGAATAGGCTGACTACCGCGAGATCCAGAACGTAAAGTTTTTACTTTTTGTTTCTTAGGCGTAGCTTTTGCCTCAGAAACTTTGTTAGCCCCTTGGTCGTATAACATGGCTTTTCTAGCCAACTTAACGAGTGAGGCATCTTGTAAGCTATTTATAGCAGATTCATCAAAACCTTCATTTAATAAAAAACTACGGAGTTCTGTTGACTCTTTTTGAGCTACAGTTGAATCACGCCATTGCGGAATTAGGTCGGGTAGTAACTCGCGCTGCCTATCTAAATATTGTGAATTTAAATATTCTACACGCTGAGACTCCAACTTTGCGACTCTTTCGTTTTCTTGTTTAATAGATTCCAATTGTTCTGCTTTTAGCTGTTTTTCTTTACGATAATTAGTTTCTGCTATTCTCGCTGATTTAGGGTCCATATTAAATAGAGTATCCCAATCTGGTTCTGGCTGTTCCTGTTTCAATTGTTCGGCCAAGACCGGTAACATTTGAAGATACTGAGCACGTTCCTCTGAAACCTTCTGGTATTCAGCGTCAAGAGATCTTTTCCTGTCAGCTAAAGCAGTGGTTTTTCGAGTATAATCCGAAGTTCGCAAATAACCTTTCCTCAATTCTTCAACCGTTTTCTCTTCCCCGTTTACCTCTAATTGCACTTGCAATAGTTTCTCCAGGTCATAAGAAGTGTCTTCTGAATCGTCTTCTTGGTCATCTTCTTCCTCAGATTCGGCTTCAAGTGTTTCTGAAACATCTTCTTCAGTCTCACTTTCTGCCATTTCGACTCCGTCTTGATCTTCTAAGACTTCATCTGGCGCATCAATTTGTTCAGCAGTATCCTCATCGGGTGCTATAAGTGAATTGATTGCTTGCGTAGCTTCTGCCATACCAATCCGCGTCGGGGTGTTGACTTCTGACATTGACTTCTTCTCCTATAATTTATTTAGTAAGTGGTTTACTAAGTGTTGCGTTGTCGATCCATGCGCGAAGTTTCTGTTTTACCATCTGTGTTCCGCGCATTTTCATAAAAATAGCCTCACGGCCACCTATATCTCCATCACTAGAAGAATTAAACATCTCCCAGTAGTCACCTTCAATCTCGCCTAAAAACCGCTGAAAATCAACATCGTCAAGCAATCTTTTAGCAAAATGACCGTCATCCACGATTTGCTGTGTAGTTTTAGTCATCAATAGCACCTTTTATTACTTCCGCTTGAGACTTTAAAACTTCTCGATCAATCGCCAAGTCACCCTTTATCTTCTCAACGTTAATTTGCGTGCCGTATTTAGCTTTTAATTCTTCAGTCTTCATTAGAATATCAGCCTCCAACTCGTCACGCTTTCTATCGTCTTCCATTACCATTTTTTCGCGTTGCAATTCTAGGTCAGCCATTTTCTTTTGAATATCAGCCTCAATGTCTTTAATCTGAACCTGTACAAGCATTTCATTAATATCCGGCTTTTCTTCTTCCTGTTGTGGCTGGAATTGCTGCGGATCGTTCCAGAATTGAGATGTATCCTTAAACCCAGATAGCTCTGTCATAGCTTTTAACGTGTTTGACAATTTATTAACATCAGTCAAAGGATTCTGAGCACCCATAGTTTGCATTGCCTCTTTCTGCATTTCACCAATCTGGCGTAACATCATCATACGCTCAGTATCTGTACCTCGACCCAGAGCTACGTTAACAGATACATCCATATTCGCATCCCAAACCCTGGGATCAATCGGCACAAACTCATTTCTAAGTTTAATCATTCGCTCCTGATCTTGGTGCGTCGTTATAAGATGTAATATTAATTTATATAAATCCTTCATACCAGTCTCAGCAAAAATACGCGCTATTAACTCAATGTGCTGCTGTGCAGCCGATACAGTAGCATTAACAGCGGAAGCTGTAGACGATTGCAAAGCGTCGGCATCTAAACCAGCCGCAGCTCTCGATATTCCAGTGCGAGATTGCTTAACGTCATCCATATAATTTAGCACTGGGAAAGCTTGCTGGCCAACAAATGGCATCGCTAAAGGTGTAACTTGCCCGGCAGCTCTCTGCCTAATAATTGCACCCATTTCAGTATTCATTACGTCTTCAATATTCGCCATTCCCTCAACAACAGCCATTCTAGGGTGAATAGACATCGCCAAACTATCTAACGTATTACGCAAAATCACCGATTTAATACGCTGAATATCGCCAACAATATCAAACATACTTAGCCCATAAAAATCATGTGGCTCTGGATCGGGACAAAACGATGCAAACGGAGCCGCAGAACACGGCTCATTCAATAATATTTTATTAGCATCCCCAGCAGTACAAATCTTACGCAATTCAGAAACGCCATCGCCATCAAAATCAATGCGTATGTAATTCTCAATGTATAAAACTTTTCTCATTGCGTCATCGTCACGCTGGCCAGTTGCATTTTGCAATGCCGGGTTCCTGGTGTATCTCTCCACATTGAAATCCATGTCATCTGTCGTGGATGACAACCCCACCATCTCCTCTTCTTCGTACCCCATCGCAACCAACTCAGACACAGTTACAATACGACGATGTGCAACATATTCCGCTGCATCAATAGACTTAGCACGCCTGTCAATTAAAAACTCCTCTGGGGGGATGCTTTCAATCTTAACCTTGCCATTAGAACTTTCACGCCTCACCGTAACATCGTAAAACATAGGCGGAGGAACAGAAACAGGCTGGCCCGTTTGAGGGTCAATCATCTCCTCCATTTCCTCAGAAACAGTGTAAGACTCCGTAATATCTACATCGCTATCAGGATCAGACATTAACGCACTCAACGCCATCTCATCCAAACCAGTCAATTTATCGGTACTAATTTTTGCGTCGTCGTCCCAATATGCCTTTATAACGCCAACTTTCCTAATCAACGCATCTTTGAAAGCACTGTACATTACTAAGAACCCCGGATTATCGCGATTTACAATGTAATTAGCGTAATCTGACGCTTGCTCCGCTGCCGCGACATCCTCTGGGCCATTAGGGGCATACTCAACAGTTTTATCTGAACTTGTGAAAATACGCATTAAACTTGGCAATATAGACTGAACAGTATCACGCACATCCATCGACACAACTTGCGACCGACCGTCCTCCTCATCGCCAAACGCCTCGCCCCGGTAATACTTAGTAGCAGTAGCACGGCTGGGCGAAACAGTATTGTCACTATAATCAACAGCGTCATCAATTTGGCCAGCGAGAATACCCTGCAACTCGTC